GGGAATGTGCCTGCGGTACGCGGGGCTGCGGGTGCTGATGGTGCGCAAGACGTTTGCGCAGCTGCGCGAAAACATTGTTTTGCCCATGCAGGAGCAGTTTGCGCCGCTGTACCGCGCCGGAGCGATGCGGTACAACGGGCAGAACAACGAGGTGCGGTTTTACAACGGCAGCCGGATTGTGTTTGGGTACTGTGACAGCGACCGCGACCTGCTGCAATACCAGGGCGTAGAGTACGATGTGATTTTTCTGGAGGAAGCCACCCAGCTGAGCGAGTACCAGTTTGGCATTATCCGGGCAAGTTTGCGCGGCGCGAACGACTACCCCAAGCGGATGTATTTGACCTGCAACCCCGGTGGGCAGGGGCACGCCTGGGTGAAACGGCTGTTTGTGGACCGGCAGTTTACGAAGGACGAGGACCCGGCGGAGTATGCGTTTATCCAGGCGAAGGTGTACGACAACGCCGTGCTGATGGAAAAGGACCCCGGATACCTGCGCAATTTGCAGACACTGCCGGACGGGATGCGCAAAGCCTGGCTGGACGGCAGCTGGGATGTGTTTGAGGGGCAGGTGTTCACCGAATGGCGGGACGACCCGGAGCATTACGCCGACGGGAAGTGGACGCACGTGATTGACGAGTTCCGGGTGCCGGAATGGTGGAAGATATGGCGCGGGTTTGACTTTGGCTACGCAAAGCCGTTCAGCGTGGGGTGGTACGCGGCGGACGGGGACGGGAAGATTTACCGCATCCGCGAATGGTACGGCTGCACGGCGGTGGCCAACGAGGGTGTGAAGCTGGATCCGCAGGCGATTGCCGCGGGGATACGGGAAATTGAGCGCACCGACCCCAACCTGGCGGGGCGCAAAATCCTGGGCGTGGCTGACCCCAGCATTTTTGACACGAGCCGGGGGCGCAGCGTGGCCGACATGATGGCCGACGCGCCCAATTTTGTGACCTGGACGGGCGGCGACAACAGCCGGCTGGCGGGCAAGATGCAGTGGCATTACCGGCTGAAATTTGACGCCGACGGCGACTGCATGATGCAGGTGTTCAAGGGGTGCCGGGAGTTCCGGCGGACGATACCGGCGCTGCTGTATGACGCAAAGCACCCGGAGGACATTGACACCGCAATGGAGGACCACATTTACGACGAATGCCGGTATGTGCTGATGGAAAACCCCATCAGCCCGCGGCAGGACGAGCCGCTGCCGCCCGTTGGCGACGACCCGCTGAACATGGAGCGGGATTTGCGGCGTGAGAAGTACGGAAGGAGCAAAGCATGGCGATGAACCCAACGAACGGCATGGCTGCTGGACAGCCGGGAACCGGGAACCCCTTTGCGGGGCGCAGCGGGCAGGTGCCCGCCGCGCAGGATGTGCAGGGCAGGCAGGCCCCGCGGGAGGAACAGGCGGCGCAGCCCATTGGCCCCAAACAGCTGAGCGAGGCGACGCAGGTGCTGCTGAAGTACAAGAGCGGCAAGGCGGCGCTGGACCGGCGCATTGTGGAGAACGAGCACTGGTACCGCCTGCACCGCGACACGGAGGACGGCAACTTTGCGGACAGCGGGTGGATGTTCAACAGCCTGGCGAACAAGCACGCCGACGCGATGGACAACTACCCGGAGCCCAACGTGCTGCCCCGCGCGCGGGATGATGCCGACACGGCCAAGGAGCTTTCGAGCATATTGCCGGTGGCGCTGGACCAGAACGATTACGAGCAGGTGTACAGCGACGCCTGGTGGTACAAGCTGAAGCACGGCACGGCGGTGAAGGGTGTGTTTTGGAACGGGGCCAAGGACGGGGGCCTGGGCGACATTGACCTGCGGCTGGTGGACCTGCTGAACCTGTACTGGGAGCCCGGCATTACCGACATACAGGCGAGCCGGAACGTGTTCCATGTGGAGCTGGTGGACAACGAGGTGATTTTGGAGCAGTGGCCGTTTGCCAAAAACCACCTGGGGCAGGGGCTGACGGCGCAGCGATACCAGTATGATGAGAGCATTGACACGAGCGACAAAAGCCTTGTTGTGGACTGGTATTACAAGCGGCGGGGCGTGCTGCATTACTGCAAGTATGTGGGCGAGTGTGTTTTGTATGCCAGCGAGAACGACGCGCAGTATGCCGAGCGGGGCTATTACGACCACGGCAAGTACCCGTTTGTGTTTGACGTGCTGTTCCCCATGGCGGGCAGCCCGGCGGGGTTTGGCATGATCGACGTGATGCAGAGCGCGCAGGCGGCCATTGACCGGCTGGACAAGGCCATTGTGCGCAATGCCGACATTGCCAGCCGGGTGCGGTACTTTGCCCGCGACACCGGCAGCGTGAACGAAACGGAATTTGCCGACCTGGACAAGGACTTTGTACACTGCGCCGGCGACGTGGGCGAGGACAGCCTGCGGCAGATTGTGGTGAACCCGCTGGCCGATATTTACGCGACGATTTTGAACAACAAGATCAGCGAGCTGAAGGAAACCAGCGGGAACCGGGATTACAGCCAGGGTGCGACGACCAGCGGCGTGACGGCGGCCAGCGCCATTGCGGCCCTGCAGGAAGCGGGCAGCAAGCTGAGCCGCGATATGCTGAAAAGCGCCTACCGTGCCTTTGTGCAGGAGTGCTATTTGTGCATTGACCTGATGCGGCAGTTTTACACCGCGCCGCGGTGCTTTAGGATCACGGGGGAAAGCGGCGTGCAGGCGGGGTTTGTGGACTTTGACAACCGGGGCCTGATGCCGCAGCCGCAGGGCGTGGAGTTTGGCGTGGCGCTGGGCGACCGGCTGCCGGTGTTTGACATTACGGTGGTGCCCGCCAAAAAGAGCACGTACAGCCGGTTGAGCCAGAACGAGCTGGCGAAGGAGCTGTACGGGCTGGGGCTGTTTAACCCGCAGCTGGCCGACCAGAGCCTTGCGGTGCTGGACATGATGGACTTTGACGGCAAGGACAAGGTGGTGGAGAAGATCAGCCAGAACCAGACGCTGTACACCCAGCTGATGGCGGCGCAGGCGCAGATGGCGCAGATGGCGGCGGTGATCGACGGGCTGACGGGCGGCAGCACGAACCTGACGGGCAACATGGCGGCCAGGACAGAGGCGACCGCCAACCAGGACAGCCCCAACAAGGCCGAGGCGAAAACGACCACAACCGACGCGGTGGGCGGCACCCTGGCGGGCGACAGCCTGGCCGTGCAGGCGCGCCGCCGCGCGCAGAACGCGGCTGACCCGAACAAGTGATCCGCGTTAGGGTGCGCTGTGGCCCCGGCGGCGCGGAGCTGACGGCACAGGGGCACGCGGGGTATGCCCCGGCGGGGCAGGACATTGTGTGCGCGGCGGTGAGCAGTGTTTTGTACACCCTGGCGGGGCTGCTGGACGCGAACGGGGAGCTGGAAGCGTTTGCGCAGGGCGAGGGCAGCACCCGCATTGCGGCGCGCGGGGAGCGCGGGACAAAAAGCGTGGCGCGCGCGGCGGAGATACTGCAGGGGCTGGCGGAGCAGTGGCCGGAGTGCCTGCGGGTGGAGGAAACGGCGTTTGAATGAGATGTTAAAGCGGGAAAGTTTTGGGGCAAGTGGGGGCGCGGAAGGGGCGCGCGGCGCGGTAGGATAAAGGCAGACGCGGGCCGTGTGCCCGGCCGGATACAATGACACATCGGAAAGACGAGGGCTTTGCATGATTTGCA